ATCTGCCACTGTCGGCCGCGCATCTGGCCCGGCTCGATTGGCTCATCACGGAGGGATAGGCAATGCCGTTGTGGGGAGCAGGACAATGGGGCGGCGGCGGGACACCACCCGCACCATCCGACACCTACGTTACTCTGGCGCAGGCTCGGCAATACGTCTACCAATCGCAGACAAGCGATGAACCGCTCTTGACGGATCTGATCGAGCGGGCATCGCGAATCTTTGATAGTGCCTGTTCCCTGCCCGATGAGTACTTCCTCGCGGGCGATCCTGATCAGGCAGCCACGACGCGATTGTTCTGGGGCGATGGAACGGATTACCTGGCGATCGATCCGCACCTGTCAAGCTACGACCCTACAATCACGATGCCGACGGGCTTTGAGACGTTGGGCTTTATGACGGCCAACCCGTACAGGAACCCGCGCAACTTTGACGGGCAGCACTTCTGGCTCGTCCGGACGTACGGAGAATCTCAGTCGCGCTTCTCGGCCCTGAACGAGCGGCGTGACTACCTCTTCGCCGAGTTCAGCAATCAGATTGACTATACAGGATGGCCCCAGGGGATCCGCGCAAGCGTCACGGCCAAGTGGGGTTGGGACGCCACGCCGGCGGACGTGCAGGAAGCTGTGCTTGAGATGGTGGCGCTGATGTTCCGCTCGAAGGATCAGGGCTTTGCGCGGGCGGTGGCAATCGACGGCAACGTCGTCATCAACTCGGCGATGACGCCTCGAGCGCAGGTGATCGCCGACGGGTACGCAAGGGCGCGGGGGATGTTCGCGTGATCCAGATCCGAGTATCCATCAAGGGTCAAGAGCGATTGCGGCAGGCGTTCACCAAGCTCGCCGCGTCGATTCAGGACTATTCGCCCGCGTGGGATCCGATCACTGGCATCTTCCAGCAAGCGATGCGCGGGCAGTTTGCTTCGGAGGGTGCTCGCGGTGGTAAGAAGTGGGCGCCGCTCTCGCGTGGGTATGCGCGATGGAAGGAGCGCATTGCGCCAGGCAGGCCAATCCTCACGCTTACCGGCGATCTCGTCTTGTCGCTCATCCGGCAAACGGGCGACACGATCCACGAAGAGCAGCCGCTCTCGTTATCGCTTGGGACGCGACTGCCCTATGCCAAGTTCCACCAACGCGGCACGAAGCGAATGCCGGCGCGCCCGCCGATCGTCCTGACGCGGCAGGACTACGACAAGATGACCGCCAACGTGGTGGGCTTCTCGGCGGAGTACGGGCTCGAGGCCGGCTTCAAGTTGACGAACTTCCGAGTGGGACGGACGCGAATGGGCAGGCGACGAGGATAGACGATGGCCTACACGACACACCAATTCGGCGCGCAGTTTGGCCTACGGGTGCTCGACAACGTGCAAGCGTACCTCGAGGCGTCGACGGCCACGGCTTTGGCGGCGATCGATGGAACGTTGGCGAACTTCGTCGACTACCGCACGCCCACACCGATCGCGCTCAACTTCCCGGCGCTGTTCCTGTCGTCAAGCAACACGGCGATGGAGCAGGCGGACGACGACGCGCACATCCTGAGCGAGATCGAGCTCTTCATCGACGTGGCCATCGATGGCGTCGATACGTACGCTTTGCAGCGGAATATGCTCAAGTACCTCTTGGCCGTCGATCGGGTAATCCGCTCGATGTCGAACGAGGATCTTTTGGGCGCATCTTGGAATACTGGCGGGATCGTGGCGGGTCCGGTGTGGGAGGTCACGTCCCATCAATTTGGCGTGCTACGCGAGGCCGATACCATTTATCGGCTCGATGCGCGTATCGTGCTCGTGGTGCAATTACTGGAGAGGTGAATATGAATCCCTACGTGGAGAAGGCAAAATCGATGAACCTGCCGCCGCTGCCTTGGACGCACAAGGCGCTCGGCGAAGAGTTGTACTGCCAACTGGCAACGCAACTCGGCTACTTCAACCCCAAGGCAGAGCAGCGAGACTACCGGCCCGCGCTGGACGCCTCGCTGTTTGCGCATCTGATCGGCAAGGCGTCCAAGCCTGCCACGAAGGAGTAACCTATGGCCGCAACACCAAAGAACTACAACGCCAATCAAATCGTCCTGGGACCGTGCGACGTGTGGGTGAATACCGCCCTGCCCGCGGCAAGTTCACGCATCGTGCTGGCATCAAACGGAACGCCCGACGATGCCACCAACACGAACGTCATTCACCTCGGACTTACCGAGGCGGGCGTCACCTTCGAGTACACGCCGGAGATCCAAGACTTCACGTCCGACGAGCTTACGGCCCCGCATCTCTCGCGGCTCATCTCCGAGAGCGCGCGCATCACCGGCAACTTCCTCCAAGTGTTCAATTGGAGCTTGCTGGAGAAAATGACGGTTGGTGGGACAAAGAACGTCGACACCAATACGTCTACCGGCTACGAAGAGCTTACCTTCGGCGGGCTGTCTACGATCAGCACCTTTCCGGTTGCGCTCATCGGCAAGGACATCTCGGGCACCGATCAGTATTGGGTGATTCACCTGTACAAGACGTACAACAAGGCCGGCTTCTCGTTCACGGTTACACGCCGCGATCAGAGCAAGGCACCGTTCGAGTTTATGGGCTTGGCGATCACGAGTCGCGCAGCCGGCGATCAGATCGGCAACTTCTGGCATATGGGCGCCGCAAACGCGGCCTAACACGCAACCAAGAGGCTACTTATGAACGCAAAGCAATACCGACGACTGCGCCAGAGCGTAGAGGTGACGGCGGATGTCACCCTGCCATCTGGCGCCGTGTTTACCCTGCGGCGTCCGTCGCTCGATACGTGGATCGCATCGGGCCGGATGCCGCAGACGTTCCTCAAGGCGATGCTCGAAGCGCAGCAGGCTACTCCGGCAACGCAGGTGATCTTCTCCGCCGAGGAGCAGATGGACGGCATTCAGTTCGTGCGGGATCTCGTCTGCTATGCCTGCGTCTCGCCGAAGGTGTCGGCCAACCCGACAAGCGATGAGGTGCTCGACATCGCGGAATTGAGCGCCGAGGATTATGCCTTCCTCTCGCAGTGGGTGCAGACGGGCGGGCCTGACGTGCCGGTGACGACGTCGACGGGTGAGGTGGCGCAAGAGCGCATTGCCCGGTTTCAGCCAAAACAACCAGGACGCGCTACTAGCCTTGGCCCTGACGGGATCGAAGTTCGGGCAGAGGCCGAGTGATCTGCTTGGGATCGTAGACGGCGCGGTGGCGCTCGACTTCGACAATGCCGCGGCGATGAAGTTGCAGCAGTGGGAAGATGAGCGGTTGGCAATGCTTCACGGGGTGAAGGAGTAGGATGGCACTCAATCGAAACGAAGTTGGCTTGCAGTTCTCGATCAGTGTCGATCTTGGCAATTCCGTCAGGCAGTTGCAATCCTTCCAAGATCAGATCCGACAGACGGCGAGCCGGATCCAGTCTGATATGGCGGCGGCATCGGCGACGATTCGCACGACGACGCAGCAGACGACTACTACCGTCAAAAAGTCGATCACGGATCTGACGGGCAGCTTCCAAAACCTCGGCAACGTTCTGACGGTTGGAGTCACGGCGCCGTTGGCGGCATTGGCGGCGGCGTCGATTAAATCGGCCGTGGATCTTGACAGGACACGGGCCCGGCTCATTGCGTTGACGGGCTCGACGGAAGAGGCCAATCGGGTAATCGGCCGCCTGCGAGAACTCGTCGCTCAGACGCCAGGACTCACCACGGCATTTGCCCAGGAATCGTTCGCACAGCTCAAGGCCTTGGGTACCATAGGGGAAGACTCAATCCTTCGCCTGACGGGCGCGCTAGGTCGCTTGAACGCGGTGTTCTCGCTACAGGATCCATCGCAGTTTATCCGGAACATTCAGCAGATCTTCTCGCAGGGCTTCGAGCGGGCGGACATCAAGGAAGCGCTTGGCCAAGTGCCGATCTTCGAGCAGTTGTTGGAGCAGGCCTTTGGCACCAAGGACGCGGCCAAGTTGCGGGCCCTCAAGGACGCCGGCAAGCTCACGGCGGGAACCTACTTCCAGGGCATCGTCGAAGCGATCGAGACGGATCAGCGGTTTGCCAACGCAACGGATTCAATTGCCGTACGCTTCGAGAAGATCAAGGATCGCATCCAGACGGCTCTTGTGCCTCTTGGCGAGCAGTTGCTACAACGACTCATCCCGGTGATCGAGAAGGTGGTAGGGATTGCGACGGATCTGCTCGATCGATTCAATGCCCTGTCGCCGGCAACGCAAGATCTGATCATCAAGGCCGGCCTCTTGGCGGCGGCTCTCGGGCCCACGATCGGACTGAGCGCGCAATTGGTGATCGCGTTTAAGTCGCTTCTGGATATTGTCGCCTTTGCGCAAGGGGGCGGGCTCGTTAAGGCGTTCTCGACGCTTGCTACGAATATCGGAACGTTTGCGGCGGCCAATCCGGTGACGGCGGCGGCATTGGCAGGGCTCGCGGCGATCGGGGCGCTTCTGCTCATCTTGCAAGGACGGATGGAAGATCTCAACGCCGAGACCGAGACGTTCCTGCGCAAGCAACGCGAACTTGGCAGCAATCAGTTTGTCGACGTTACGGGCAAGCCTCAGGTGGATCCACGGCGGCTCACAGACGAGCAGGCGGCCGCGCTACGGGCGCCGGGTGGGCTCACCTCGGGGATGACGCTCAACCTGATGGATCTTGGCAAAACAGCCGATGCCAAGCGACAGGCGTCTGTGCGAGATCAACTTGCCGGCGCGGTGGCGGGTGTTACCCCGGCAGAGAAGAAGGCCGCGGCGGGCCGGCTCGTAGACTTCCAGAGCCTTGTCAGGCAGATCATCGAAGAGGAGAACCGGCAGTCGTTGCGGATCCTCGAAGCGCAGACGGGCCAACGGCTTGCCCTGCTCAAGCAGCGGTACGACGAGGAGGCGATCAGTTTGCGCGAGTTCGGGGCGGAGAAGTTGCGCATCGAGATGGAGCAGGCCAATCGCGAACTGACGGCTCTTGGCGGCGAAGGCGATCGGCTCACACGTGACTTGGCTACGACGAAGAGCGCCGAGAAGCGGTTGCAGATCGAGCGGGAGATCGCGCGGGTGACAGGCGAGCAGGCCGTCAAGATGATCGAGATCGAGCGGTTGTTGCAGGAGCGATCGACGCGCGAGTCCTTGCCGCTCTTCCAACTTGATCCTGCGCAGGTGGAGGAAGCCATCGCGCGGGTGGATCCGCTTCTGCAAGACTTCCGCGATCGACAGGCCGCGCGCGCGGAGCTACTCGGACGGCTCGACGTCGATGCCATCAACAAGCGGACCGAGATCATCAAGATCGAGAATCAGATTGATCTTGGGCAGATCTCGAAGACGGCAGGCCAAGAGAAGATCAACGCCCTTCTCAAAGAAGAGCGCGATCTGCGTATTGCAGCACTAGATGCGCAAATCAAATCAGGGCAATTGACCGACGAGGAACGAGCGAAACTTGAACAGCAGAAAGCTGCTTTGGAAACAATGGGCGAAAGCGGGAGGAACCTTGGCTTTGCCGATGGCTTGAAAGAACTTTTT